TCATTATGTGGATCGAAATCCGTGCGGGCAATGATTACTAGGATTTCACTAAAATCCACGCGACCTTCAACGAGGTCACGAAGGCACCTGCTGAATGACAAACCTACTTTCATTTTAGCCTCCTTAGACTAAGTCTTCTGCTAGTGGGAATATATCCGCTATAACTTTCGCACAGGCATGTGCGATTTCCATGTGTTCTTTCTGTGTTCCGTTTGCGCCACGCAATTCAATGTAGTGAATCCACGAACGCAGAGTTCCGTTCATGTATAGTCGTGTCTTGGTGTTGCCTTCGGGCAATACTGCACGTGCCTGTTCCTTGGCAATGCCATTGTCAATTGCCCATTCGTATGCCTTTTTGGCAGCATCAATAACATCACGCTGTTGGTTCTCCCATTGTGCGTGTAATTGTAGGTCATCAGTTTCGATTGAATTCTGGCGATTCTTTTCGTCCTGCAGCCTTGCATCACGGATAACAAACTGATCTCCGAACTCCGCAGGATCAGCATAGCGTTGGCTAAACTCCTGGAATGAGAACGAACGATGTCGCACGATCTGGTGTGCAATGTCGCGGGTAGTATTGATCTCCAAGCAGGCACTGACCATTTCTAGTGGGCTCCAGTGTGCGTGTTTGATTAGATACTTGATCAGTTTCTCTGACGTTTCCGAATTCATTTGATTGCTGGGATTGCTTACCCTTGCGCAGTAGGCAATTAGGTCCTGGCAGTTATCCAGTTCCAACTCCTTGGGTGCATGTGAATGCGAAATAAGTTTTACATTAGTAGTCATCGTCTTTTATTCCTTTCAATAGTCTAACTCTGTGTTCCAGCCAACCAATGGCTGTATGTATATGACCAGTGTCATGTGGTTGTAATTGACCCTTCGCATATTTGATTTCGTCTTCGAGAACACCAATTCTCATGATGTCTCGGAATAACTTGTTCTTGTCCTTAGAATAATGGGCCTTTGATTTCGTCCTCGTCATCTAATTCGCATAACCTTTCCAAATGCTTGTAATGCTCGTATGCTTTTTGTAGTGCTTTAAATTTTTCTAGTTTCTTGGGATCCGGTTGTAGGATTGCCATTCGCTTTTCCATGGTGTCCATGAACGTCTTTAGGCTCCTATCACCAATCTTGATATCACCGTCTGCGGGAACACTGATGTCACTGCCCCATGAACCGTAGTCTGGATCTGAGATACTGGAAGTGTCTATTGTAAATGTTCCTGAATTAATATCAAGTCCGTAGTCGTCATCACCCACGGTGACGGTGCTTGTAGTTGCAGCACCGCCACTATAGGTATAACTTGGATCAAGCGTTATTGTGTAAGGCTTGTCGTCATCCATTTAGCCACCCATCTTCTCTGCTTTGCGTGAGTTCTTGGTGTCCGTGATTTCCTTACGTCTTTCCTTGATAGCCTTGGTCATTTCCTGGAGTGCCTTTCTAGCACGGGTTCCAGCGGCGCCATTGCCTGCTTCAAATTTCTCATCTTCTGCTAGGAATGCTTCCATTGCAGATTTGATTGCTTCTGTATTTGACATTATGTTTTCTCCATTATTAATGTCGTGTATTTAAACACAACACTATTATATAAGCCTTAAACGCGGTTGTCAAGAGCAAGAGTGGTTAAATATGTATATAATGAACGATTTTACTCTTATACCTTTCCAAAATATAGTAAAGTTTGGACAGAGGACAATGATGGATCAACCACTATTTAATGTTAGTTGGATCCTAGGAAGGTTCTGTAACTACAAGTGTTCCTACTGTTGGCCATATGCAAATACCGATCAACCAGATCACCAGGACTTGGAAGTTTATAAAAATACGATAGATGAAATCAAGCGGCAGGCAAGAGAGAATGGATTCACGGAATTCCATTTTAGTTTTAGTGGAGGCGAGCCTACTGCCTACAAGGACTTTGGTCCGCTCATAGAGCATTATTGTAGTGATACAACAGCACCTTACCAAAGCATACACCTGACCACTAATCTATCTCCGGGTAGCAAGTGGTGGAGCAAATGGTTGGAAACAACCGAAACACTACAGCGCAGAAGCATAACAGCGAGCTATCATGCGGAGTTTGCACAGGAACAGGCATTTGGAGACAAGTGTTTGCAACTAATGAATGCTGGAGTCTTTGTTACGATCAATCAGGTAATGGTTCCCGAACAGTTTGATGAACTGTATGATCGCTGTGCAAGATTTTCAGAGAGAGGTATTAATGTAACGCTAAAACCACAGAGCGATCCAACGGCAAGTTTTGTTGTGGATGGATATACCGAGGATCAGATTGATAAGATGCAAACTAACTTTCCACAGAACAATCAGGGCCAACCTCTCATGCAGATGTATTTTGAGGATGCCAAGGGTAACAATTACGGAATGGATCAGGCGGAAAGAATGAATGCTTTTGGTTTTAATAAATTTAAGAATTGGGGTTGCAATTCTGGATATCAAAGTGTTATAATAAGAGGCATCGAGGTCAAGAGAGCATACAGTTGTTCTGATGAACCTCTTGGCGATATACACAATGGTTTTAGATTATTTGATAAGCCAAAAAAGTGCATAACGGAAACTTGTGTTAGCAGTGCTGATAGCAAGATACCAAAATATTATAAGGAAATTAAAAATGGAAATGATTAAAGATAACAACACTAGAACATTAGTTAAGACAATAAGTTATAGATTTTTTGTAATGATTAGTATGGTGGCGGTAGGATTGGCATTTGCCAAGGACGCAGAATGGATAACCAAGTTTGTTGTAATGAGCTGGACCGTGGGGTTCATTAGTTTCATCATACACGAAAAATTGTGGAACCTATCACAGGTATGGAAGGAAAACGGATATGATAGAAAGATTCGCAGCATTGCCAAAACTATAACTTGGAGATTATACAGTTTGGTTGCAGTCTTCCTCATTGCTAAATTCCTTGGTGGAAGCGGTAATGCGGAAGCAGTCAGTTATACCATCGTGAGCAACCTTGTTTTTGTGATTGTGCATTACACACACGAAAGAGTATGGAACATGTTTAATTGGGGCAAGGTTACAAAAACTGCATAGATGAAGATAGACATTGAAGATATTAAATTCTGGATGGATGCTGTCCGCAACAGCAAGGACAGGGACAGGACTCTGGAAAGTTTCTGGGGAGGCCAATTACTAAGCAAAAAATGGCTCATAGAACAGATTGAAAAACAGACCAAGAGCATAGTAAATGCAGAAGTAGTAATCTTTGGAGGATGGTATGGAGTTTTATCAACCATGCTGTTCAATAGTGATCTTGGCATTGGCAAAATTGTCAGCGTTGATGTTGATCCATCATGCAAGGATATTGCAATCATGATGAACAAGAAATACGAAATGCAGGGAATGTTCAGAGCAGTAACCCAGAATATGACGGACTACAGTTATGAGAACACGCCCTACATGGTTATCAATACCAGTTGTGAACACATAAGCGATAGTGACTACACAAAATGGTTGAATGCAGTTCCCAACGGTTCCATGGTGGTATTACAGAGCAATGACTATGACGAGTTGGATGAACACGTAAATTGTGTTAACAATCTTGAACAGTTTAAAAACACCTGTGGATTATCAACTATATACTTTGCAGGAGAACTTGCATTACCAAAATACAAAAGGTTCATGATAATAGGAAACAAATAGATGGATGGCTCAGCAATAACACGTTATGGAAACAAGATAGAACTTGATGTTACCACTGATGTAACTAGATTAATGGAGTGGATTAACACATTCAATTGGGTCAAATACAATCCACGCAAGGACGTTGATAGATGGGGACTCAGTGTTACTAGCCTAGACGGCGGCCTGAGTGGAGTTCCTGATCTCGACAGCCTATTAGAATACAACAAGGAAAATGGAACAGCATATACTGAAAAGGACTTTGACAAGCCTACTGCTGTTCTTAATGATCAAATATCAAATTTGCTTGCTCCATGGAGTGGACATTATTATAGGACACACTTTCTTAAGTTTGGTCCTGGCGGTTTCTTTCCACCACACAGAGATTGGAACGGACCGTATAAAAATCCAGACAGTTTTAGATTAATCATGCCATTACAAAATGTTAATCCTCCCTACTTTAACTTTGTGATGGAGGACAAATTATTACACTGGGACATAGGAAGAATGTATTTCATTGATACACAGAAAATGCACTATCTATTCAATGCCGGATTCAAGGATAGTTATTGGTTAGTTGTGAATGTTGCACTAAATGAAACTACAGTAAGGGAAACACTGGAAAGGTTAAATCAAAAATAATGTATTCCATTGATAACATAAGATCAATTCATCTAGAGGTAACTTCCAAGTGCCAAGCAAGATGCCCAATGTGTCCTAGGAGAGTGCATGGCGGCCCGTTGCTTGATGGCTTATATCTTGAAGAAATAGATCTAGAAACATTTGTAAATTGGTTTCCAATATCTTTCGTTAGGCAATTGGAACATCTTAACATGTGTGGTAACCTAGGAGATCCCATTGTTGCAAAAAACACATTAGAAATTTTTAGATACCTCAGACTAACCAATCCTGAAATGGCCCTGCAGATGCATACGAATGGAAGTGGCAGGAATGCGGGGTGGTGGCAGGATCTTGCCTCACTAAATGTAAAGGTAGTGTTTGGTATTGACGGGTTGGAAGATACGCATGCTTTGTATAGAATAAACACAGACTGGAACAAAATTATTAATAACGCTAAAACTTTTATAGCAGCAGGCGGAGATGCACGTTGGGATATGTTAGTATTCAAGCACAACGAACATCAAGTAGAAGCGTGCGAGAAGATCAGCATGGACCTTGGCTTTAGAGGGTTTAGCGTAAAGCATACCACAAGATTCAAGAATGGAAAGTTTGATGTGGTTGATGATGATTACAAACTAACACACACCTTATATCCATCACAGAAAAGCATGGACATGATTGCACCTGCCAAGGAAGCACAGCAGGAAATTCTGCCAACTATAACTTGCAAGGCAAAAACTGATTCACAAATTTATATTGCAGCCAATGGAACTGTTGCACCATGCTGTTGGTTGGATCTAAATTGGGTGCCACAGCATTCAGACAGCAGAATAGATTATATGATTAACATCAATGAATATCCTAATCTAAATGACAAAACACTGGAAGAAATATTTGATTCAGGATATTTCAACAGAATACAATCAACATGGACAACGTGTGGTCTAAAGGAATGCTCCAAGCAGTGTGGATCATTTGATAAATTGAACATGCAGTTTGAAAGGAAGGAACATGCCACGCAGTAAAACATTTTGTCCTTTACCATGGATACATTTAGCAACA